CACCTACTTTTATTGCAGAGAATGATGAGCTGAGTGCTCCATCGTTTGCGTTAGCGCTTACAGTTGTGTTAAACCCAGATCCTGCTATACCAACACCTCTAAGTAACTTATCACCACTTATTGCTAATACACCTAACTCTGGATACACTTTACCTATATACACTCGATCACCACTAGATAAAAATGGTGTTGTTCCAGATCCACTTATAATATTGTAGTATACGTGCCCATTTTCTGACCCTGCTGCTGTATCATTACTATCATCAATAAGGTGATATTTGTTTGCAGCTGCTGCTCCAAACATATTTAATTGCCAGTTACCTGGGTTAAACTTCTGCTTGAATCTAGATCTATTTAAAGTTATAAAAATCATGCCTTCAGATGTAGTATTATCACCGAATTTAAACTTGGAGTTTGGTGATGTATCATCTAGCAATAAGTTTCTAAACTGCCCGTACACTGCACGTGATGGTGACATACCTACTGTAGCTCCAGCAGATCTTGCGGACCCTGAGCCTGCATAGTGCCCATACGCAATATTAAATTGTACTTCTGCGGCTGGATCTGTTAATGCTTTATCATATACATCCCAGTAATAAGCACCCTTTGTGGTATCCGCTGCACCTTCTGATCCGGAGAAAAATGTTGTCAGCTGGCCACCGTTACCTGAGAACAATCCTGACGTAATTCCTTTAGATACGTTGCCTGCTACAACATCCTCAGATAAATCGAATGTCTCAAAAACCTCAGTTACCTGACTGGGTAGCGGACCAGATTGTAGTACCTGCTCTTGATAATCAGCTGTTCTCGCAGCTTGTGCTCTATTTGACGCATTTCCCATGGAGTTGTTATCTCTATTAACAGCCATTTATTTCTCCTATAATATTCGGCCAGACGTTAGTACAGTATCTGCTTCTACTGTAATTGGTATTGTAATACTACCACCTGTCTCATTACCTGTAATTGTTAGTGTTGTTGATGTTGTCCGTGTAATAGCGCGCGATGTTATGGTTACAGCGAGAGCGGTAACTGTATGTGATGTTGCGTTACCATCCGGTGTATGTGTTGCGTTAACTATATTGCTATTCATTGGTAATGAGTTAGCACCTATTGATACTATATCTGCGTTACCTACCGTGAATGTGTACCCAAGCTGCTGATTACCGTTCGATATATTAGATGTCTGCGGTGTAACCACAGTATTAGTGCCTGGTAGAGCTAATACAATGCTACTCTCTGCAACTGTCACAACAGGTAATACCTGTGTATTTTTAGGCAAAGTTATTAACTTATACTTGAGTGTCTGTGGATCATTTGTAAATCCTTCAAGTATAGGTAGCTGCTCGATTGCTTCACCGTAGTAGTTTGTACCATTATCATGATTAGGATCCCAGAGATTGTAATCAATCTCATCATCACCTAATGCAAATTTTGTTATTTGTAAGTTACCAGTTGCAAGTAATTCTCTACCTCGTTTCGTAAGGACAGCATCTACTGTTACAGAACTGTTATCTAAATATCCCATGTGTTAGCTCCATTATTGTTATATATTATAAATATACCTATTCTCAATTTAAAGTGTTCTTAGATCCGTATTTGGTGCAAGTGTTCCTATACTTCCTCGCACAGGTATAGTATCTGTCGTTATTAGTACATTTGGATTAGTTAAAATATACTCTACTACAGGATTACCATCTATTGTTTGTGGAGATGGTTCGTTAAAATCAGCTGAGGATATCTTACATCCATCATATAGTAAGTTTCTAAACGCTGTTGAATCGGTATACACGGGATTACTACCTGTAGATAATGTAGGTGTGAATACTCCGGATTCTGTATAATCTCCATACATGTATTCCATACCTTGATCAAACCTATTGAAACCAGGGTTACCAGGTCGCTCCCCTACTTTAATTAATCCGCTATTTGAATACACACTACTTTGATTAAGAGTCGGCGTTGCAGATAGGCTAGTATTGTATATAATATTACTAAAGCTCATTGATGCTCTAGTCCCTACTTTACTGCGTTCAAGTATATTAGGTCTAATAACAAGTCCAACAGTTGCATTTGCTCGGGCCGGTAGCAGTGTTTCAATTTGCTTGAATAAGCCTGTATTAAAGAATGATAGTAATCTAATAAATGCCCATATATTATACTTATCATCGAACTTTTTAAAATACAAATTCCGTATATTAGTTAACGACTTGTATTCTGCGGAGTATTGATCGCGTGGATCACCTATATAATCATCTAACCGTAATCCACCGAACTGTAATGCTATATCAATATCAATCTGATCTTGCGGAGATAATGCAATTGATATCTCATCGTTATCTATAGCGTTTGCGTTATATGATGAGGTCTCGTAACTTTGATCGTGGCTTAGCAAATTACCTGTTAATGCATTATCTTCGATACGGATTTTCTTATCATGTGGCCTTGATCCTACTGGATTAGGTACATTTACATAATATACTTCAGACTTACCTTGATACTTATTAGCATCATCCCAGTTAACATACACAGGGGTGGTTGTATTCGTATCACCAACGAACGGAGTATTATTGCTTAAGTTAGGTACTCGATTAGGTGTAGTTGTTGCCGTTGAATGATTATATGTTATACCATTAGTACCTAGTGGTATTCTCATTAGTAAATCATTATATGCCATCTCAGTAGAGTCACCTAATATAGATGTAGCAGCTAAAGTGTGTTGATGAAAAGCACTGTCACTTATATGCTCTGCCCACATCCTTATTTCTTGCATAGATCCACTGAATGCCTCTATGCCGCTACTATTATTGTATTTACCACCCCATCTAACTGTTTGTGCGCTTCTCCATTGACCCATCACGTTACTATTAGCTGCTCCTGTTTGTGATCCACTAAAAGTTATTTCGTCAGAGTGATCAGCTATCTTTGCATAGCGTAGTTTGAAGGTGTTAGGTACATTTGCCGCGTTCGGGTGATCTGTTGCTCCGAATGATACGTTCCACCAATCATTATCATAGAATGGTAAGTACTCTGATTGTAGCTCCGTTTCATTTGATGCATCATGTGTTACCTTAAATACTAACCTACCATAATTATAATACATTGAGTCTGCTGCAGCAGAGCTTGAATGCTGTAAGTATAATTGCCACTTAGGTGAGCCATCGCCATTGTTTGCCATACATGAAACAAGGTGCATATCTTCTTTATGATTGACATCGAAGCGCAATTCATACATAGATGGGTATCTATTAGATGAACCAGGTGCTGTCAAGCTTAGTGTTGCTTTATCGTAATCAATTGGACGGTGCTGTGTTTTAATATATGCTTCATCATCAAACAATGGAGCATAGCTAAATTTTTCAATCTCCCGTCGCATATCTAATACATCATCTAGTACAGGGCCTCCATATTCTTGCACCTGTAGTATAGTGGATGGTATACCATATGTTGATAATAATGCTTTAATACCACGTGAGGTACCTTTAGTTTTTAATAAATAAGGTATATTATTGAGTATGCGCTTCCATACTTGCTTCTCTATATCACCATGTGAGTACGATTGCTCTCGTACATATGTATTACCTGAGTTATATACTCCTTGCTCATTAGTACCGAGTGTATACTCCCACAGCTTACTTGTATCGAAGCCTGATTCTAAATTCCATCCAAAGCTCTTAGCTACATCATATACGAGGTCTTTACTAACACCACTAAATAGTGATTCATTAGAATCATTCTGCGTAGTAATATTACTAATATAATTATACATTACATCGAAGTGCTGACCAATCATATCTACAAATAAAACGTAGCTATTACTATTTGCATCTTCAGCTATGTGAGTAGGTATTGTATTACGTAACATATTAATATTTGTATCATCATATAGTGTTGCAGCTGTGAGCTGTGCGTTATACCATGATACAGCTTCTGACCCTGTTGTATGTATTAATGAATACGGCTTTACACTGGTGCTCTTTGGCCATGTTGCTGCTGGATATGTACCGTACGTTGTTATCTCTGTAGAGTGTGATTCAAAATATAAGTATTTCTCATATGAGTCGAATCCTGATATTATATTTTCGCGCTTTGTATCATACGCTGCTTTATTAGCTAAGAATTCACTTGACCCAGTAGCTTGTGATTGCCCTGTCCCTGCCCACTGTGTTGATACAAAATTAGATTGTGATACGTAATGCTCTATTAGCTCAACCTTATATTTAAAATTCTTTAAACGCTCAGCTGCAGATGAGAAGTGTATAAAGTTGCTATAGTCTCTAAAATCTTCATTTAGTTCAGCTCCCGATGATCCAGAAAGAAATTGATTTACTATCTGCTGCGATGTTTGTGTATTTGAGCCTAACAGACTTGACCATGTCTCCTGCACTGTACTCCTTGCAGGTTTATGTAATATATCAATACTTTTAAAGTTTGGTCCACGTAATAATGTCGCATCAGATATTGATGTTGCTTCAAACTCAACAACAAGCGGTATAGTGTAAGGAGTTATAAGCTCACGTATCACCTGTAGCTTACTAGCAGTCTGTATATCTGTAGGAATAGGTTCAATTGATCTAAATATTAATTGAAAGCTTGTTTGTCTGTTATTATCTTGATACTCTATTAACTGCCAATTTGTTGATACAATTGTTACGTTATCAACAACGCTTTTTAATATAAGCGGAGCAATGGTACCTGGTACATCACCTTGTCTAGATATATTTTCTATACTCTCAAATGCTGAGTAATATTTAGGTAAAGTTGACTTAGTACGTATTTCATATCGCGTGGGTGATATCTGCTCTACCTGTAGCTCACCAACATCAGTGCTATCTACATTAGAGTATATAATGTTCTCATATACACATACTCTTAAATCGTATATACCATTGCTAAGTGCAAGCTTATCCTGTATGACTGATAATACATCTATATTAAGATTTGTATCACTAATATTGAACACATTATCTGATATAGGTAATGTAGTGTAAGCTATACGTCTATCGTTTGTATAAGCTTCTAGTAATACGTATATATTATCAGACGAGGTATCTATGTCAATATATACACCTTGAAATTCAACAGATTTAGCTATATCTGCAGGTATATTAACAATGGTATTTCTATCAATTAACGCTGTTGCATTCTCAACATCTGACTTGTCATTTAGATCCATATTACCTCGATTCATCTGTCTTACCTACGTTAATTTTACCTAAATCTATATCTTCTGTGATACTGCTGTCAGGATCTATATACGTTTCATAGTTTTTATAAAATTTTCTTCTATACTTACCCCATGATCTATAATTAAACTGACATCGTATTTCTATTGATAGTGGGCCAGGTTTATAATGTATATACACACCAGTATCACCATATGTTGTTTCTAAATTATATGCAGATATATCATAATTTATAGGTACCTTATCTGCAGTATACAACTGCACTTTATTACCATCTATAGTGATAGGGTTCTTATAATCTTTAAACTTACCTTTCTTATTTTCACCATTATACGTATTATTATAATGTACTTTAAATTTTATCCACCTAGGACTGTATCTCGGATCATCCCCAAACACGGCTCGTTTAAGTTCCGTATCATACGTATACATTCCTTGATATGTCGATGAGAATCCTTGCGCATCTCCATCTTGCTCTGAATCCACTATATCGTAGTACAGTGTTTGCGATGTTACTCCTACCTCGTTGTGCAGCTCTAAAGTTAATGCCTTTCTACCAGGCGTTGCGCTTGTATTATACATCTGTAAATATTCACCGCGATGTATTTCTTGACCATCTACCTTCCAGATCATTTTTGTGACAGGGAAACTTTCATTAGTATCTGTATCAATATAACTCACAGCGTTATGTGCGTAAAATAGTGGATTATCACTTGTATAGAATCTATATACAGGGTTTAATGCATATATTGCAGGGTATTCATGGTGATCTCTCGGTACCCAGCTAGCACCAACATCTATTCCCGGATCGGTTGAACCGCCAAACTCTACTATTTTTCCCCAATTCGCTGCACGAATCTCACCAGAAATAGGTGGTTTTGTAGGATATTCTACTGGTTTAGGCACTAACTCGTATATAGTATCATCAATTAGATCCACTAAATCACTCTCCTGCAGTAATGTTCCTTGTGCTAATCGTGAGACACTATTTGCTGAATCTAGAGCATCTGTTATTAACACCCTATCGTTGATAATTGTTACATTACCCCATACACTGCTTGATATGTTCTCTACACCTGCCATTATCTAACTACTTTAAACATTTGAGCTGGTGAGTAAAATTCTCTACTACCTGCATATAATCTATCATCAACTCGTATGTTGATAGCGTAATATCGCTCTGGTAGGAAGCTTGTCATCCACAATTTAAAAAAGTTACCGTTACTATCGCAGCTCACTTTAGTATAGTTTGTGTTATAATCTATTAACACTTCACCAGTCTCACCATCTATGATAGAATAATACGTAGTTGAAGGGAGGTGATTGTTTGAATACCCAACACTCGATGTTGCGTATGTCCGTTGTGGATACCTCAACTTAGGTATTACACGTAAAGATGTTTTTGCTTGAGTGCTATACTCTTCCTGTAGATTAGGTATCGTGATATTAATATCCTCTGTTGAAGATATAGCTGCTAATCCAGTTACGTTGTACACTGTATCATCCCACATTACATCCAATCGTGGTGGATAAATTGTGTGTGTCTCTGTTGAGAAATATTTTAGGGATCCGTATCGAACGCCGTCTTGCTCTGCAAGCACTGGGCGCTGTACCATTATCCCTGCTAATGTATCTACAGGATCATTAAATGAATTGGTAACGATAGTAGTTATATCCATATATATATCTCCAGATGCATTAGTAAATGATTGCGAGCATTCAAATCCAGCGTATACTGTCGCGCCTTCAGTCTGCCAAGCAGTGTTAGGTGTTAGCCCATCTCTATATCTCCAACTACAACCTTCCTGCGTTACAGGTGTATCTAACGCCTTACCAACACCTGTTGACCATGATTGGGATACCGGATTAGCTGTTAATGTATATGTATGAGGTACTTGCTCTTGTGTTGAATTAAATACACGCAATCTATACTCAGCTCGCACAGGGCCTTCAGATCCAGATGGTATTACACCATCTACTACAGATTTTGATAATTCCGTAGTGCTAAAATCTATTAAGAACCGTGTGTTAGTTACACCTGGTTGCAATGATGAGGAGACAGTTTTAGTTATTTCAAGTATCTCATCTATACCAGTGTTCTGAGTCTTATTGCTCTCATATATTGTTGTGTCTCTATGTGCATAAATTGAGTATATCATATATTACCTTAGTATGTTACTACCTTACCTCGTATATCATTATTAGGGTACTTTATCTCAAATACAGATGGATCAAGTGATGGGTATATAACCCCTTTATGTGTCGCAGATTCAAATGAATACATATTGCCAGAATAGCCTGCATCTGTATCATAATAATTTAGTAATTGTACGTCTACTACAGATTGCACGCCTTCGACGTTTGCTAGTAATAGATATATGTCTTTTATTATAATCGGTGTTGTGAATGTCATATTATCAATTGAAAATTCCTTCTTAAGAATATCAATACATTTAAGTAATACAGCGCGCGTATTAAAACTCTTGAGTACAGTTATCTCAAAATCAATACCAAAATTAATTATATATCCATTCTTTATATTTATTGCATCCGTCATCATTCTGTACTGTGATAAATACGTTTTAAGATTTTGTTTAGTTATCGTATTTACTCGTGTTAAACTTTTATTATTATCATACCCCAGTACATATAAATTTATTCCTAACGGGTTATCTACAACTTGACCTGTACCGGATAGTTGCTCATCTGAAGCGACATACGCTTTAGTTACAGCACCAAATCTACTAGGCAGTGATAGTGCTCGTATTATATAATCTTCCTTGGTAACTACTCTATTTTGTGTTCCGAAAAATGCTAATGCATTTTGCTTAATGGATTCAAGTGGTTCAGATCGCGTTGCTCCTGTTGCAGGATCTATATTAGTTATCTCTAGAGAATTCTCAGCAGATGACTTTAAGTCACTATTAAGTACTTTAGATGAATCAAACGTTATAGTCTTACTCTTAATACCTGTAACTGTACCTGCAGCTACATTTGCTTCTAATCCGTACCCTACAATATATGTTATTGTTAATGCTGTATTGGATGGTGATTGACCATACGTGTCTGTATATAAGAAGTTAGCTGGATCAAATGATGTGTCTAATTGCGTGGTACTACCTGGTATAGGTGAGCCTACGTTTGATGGATTAGGTATAATCTCTTCATCAGGTGAGCTCGATATACCAGCACCGAATTGTATTTCAATCTTATCATCAGCAGTTATTCTCGATACAAATCGCCTCGCTGTTTTTACTAGCTTTAATATATATGGCGTTTTACTATTTGCTGATGTTAATGTAGGATCATTAGCATCAGAGTTTACGGTATCGCTAAATATAGTATCTTGCGCTAGATATGGTACCTCGCTCCATTTATTACCATCGCTATCTATAATCGATTCAATTGCTATTATATTGGTATCATCAACAAGCAACTTTAAATACGGTGTAGCATTTCCTACAGTTATAGTCTTCACTCTACGCTCACCACTCTTTGCAGGTACCACTTTCTTTAATAGATACTGCTCAGGTTGACCTGTTGTAGTGTTCACCTGATACACAGATACATCGGTTGGTGATTCAGAACTCGAAAATGCAAAGTTCACTGGTTGTGTTGTTGCAAATTCAATATTATTACTTGACACTATCGCATCACGTTCTAATGTAAATGCGTAATCGTAATCAGGTCTAGAGTTTAATCCAGTTCCTGTACTCGGTATTAATTGATAGACAGATAGCTGCGCGTCTGCAGAAGATGCTATTTTTGGTTTATAACCAAACGTTTGTGCGATATTATATATATTTTTCTTCTCTTGAGCATGTTGGAGCATTGTCTCCTTCATACTATAATCAGTGTAGTAAGATAATACATCTCCTATATATGACGCTAGTTCAATAAACATCATACCTGGTGATGCTTCGTTAAAATCGTTATATATCTTAGGAAAGTAATTTTTAGAGTATTCTACTAAGCTTGTTTTAAACTCAGTGAAATCCTTATTTACATATTTTATATCTTTTTTTATAATTGACATATTACACCTTAACTGTTACATCTAGTATATTATTTATATCTAAATCTTTAACTTTATAATTAATTGACACATGCGCGGTGTTATCATGATATGTGATATCAACGTACTGTATACTCACGAACGGCATCCATTCAGATGTAGCCTTAATAACTGCTTCCTTTGCCTTAGTATCAAACTCACTATCGTTTGCAGGCTCGAATAGTAGATCATACAGTAGTGATCCAAATGTCGGGTGCATTACTCTCTCACCGCGTCTTGTTAGAATTAGATTTCTAAAATTACTATGTATCTGCTCTTCTGTTGTATAATTTAATTTAAATCCACTTAAATCGGAATTAAATGGTAATCCAATACCTATTGCGATATCCGATTCAAAATCTAGTGGATTAATTTTTTTATTCAACATACTATACCTACTTAAATCGTTTTACCAACTCACTATAATCACGTGTTAATGCTTTTTGCATTGATTCAGGTACATTAGCTGGATCAATCGTTCTCCCATTATTATCAGGTGTTGATAGTGGATTAGCTCCGTTCATAGCTGCAAATCCTGCTCGAGCATTTGCTGCGGAAAACGTTCCTATAGTTTTATATTCTTCTGTTATCGATGGCGTGGTAGTAGCAGCTTTCTGCTCTGCTAATACTACTTTTACTTGCTTAGCAACTTCTTCTTTAATAATCTTCTTAATTGCTCTTACAAATTCTTTTGTCTTCATAATATGTACTCCATTTCTTATAATAAATATAGCTTGATGCTACTTACTGCTTCATAATGTCTAACTTATTCTTAATTTGTTGACACTTATTTGCTATGTTAATTGAATTGTTACTGACTAGCTGAAAGTCTGCTATGTTAGAGGGTGGTGTAGTTGGCACTCCGGGTGCAGCGCTGATGTGCGTGGATACAGATGATGCTATACCTTGCTTTTGTACCTGTTCTCCTAACGCGATTACTTGGTCGCATAGAGTAGCGAGTTGTGTTGCGAACTCATTTACGTCAATTGACCACTCAGATGTTGATAGCCCAATATTATCTGCGCTAGCGAGTATTATATTATCTTTCTTTGTATTTATTACTACTCTATCACTCGTTAATAGCACTTGGCTATCAGTAAATTCATTTACATTAACAAACGCACTAGGTAGTCGTGATTCTAGTATGATGGGTAACTGTTGACCGGCTGTTAAGTATATTGATGAGAAGTCATTAGTAAGATCTTCTGCACTGGACAGTCCATTCCTAATCGTTATAATAGGGTTATCGTTTATGTCACCGGTTGACCACTCCGCTGTTGATCCATTTGCTGTGCTACCTAGCCGTATGCTTTGACCATTGCGACCCTGCAGTACAGTATCACCTTCGTATACAGGTAGTGATCGTAATACCTCATTTTCATTAAATGTTTTACCTAAATGCAGGGTTGTAGTATCTGCTTTAACAGTTTTTTTAAATCCATTATGCATGTGGTTTACAAATCCGAGTGATCCGACGGTTGAAATGTAGTACCATAGTCCTGATGTTGTATCCTTTATTATACAAACACGCTCGTTAGGTAGTGGTAATGTAAATGAGTGTTGCGACAGTGGAGTTGCTATTTTATTTGAATACGTGTTATCAGATTTTTTCACTGATATAATGATCGCTCCTAAACTCTCACTATCATCAGATATTACATCTATAACTGTACCTACACTAATTACTGATGCGACATCTTCACTCATAAGGGATACCTTTGATTGTGTATTAATCGATGCTGCATTATACTTGTTTGTATACTTAGACACCGCTCCCCACCTTCTCTGCTTGCTCAATTAAGTCGCGCTTCTCTTGCTCTGTTAGCATCAAGCTATCAGACGGTCCTGTACTGCGCCCCTGTGCTTTCTGAACTATCGCTGCCATTTTAATTAATGCTTCATCGTTCTTAACAGCAATCTCCATATAGTCCTTTATAAGTGGTACAATTATAATTGCATCACCTATATTTTTAATCATAGGCTTTAATTCAGTTATGAGGACTTGGATTTGCATCTCTTTCTTTTTAGAGTTATTATAAATGTCCTCTAATAAGTTCTCAAATGTCTTACCTTTAAATACCTCGATACTATCTTTGCTCATACTTACTCCTTGTATATAAATATTGCAAAAAAGAAAAAGCGCTATAAAAGCGCTTCTTCATTATTGTAATTCAAAAACTACTTCTTCGTAAAGAATGATACCACTATAACTAGTACTACCAATCCTACAAATCCACCCTCACCTAAGCGAGCAACTAGATTTCCAAGATTTGCAACTACATCCATTCCGAATATAGCGCGACCAGTTAGAACAGTCCATAGAATTGTTACAGGTAGAACAGCTGTCATAATAGCTAACAGTCCACCAAAGAATCCTACTACATACTTAATTACTGAATCCATAATTATCTCCTTTTATTTAATTGTTGTGGCATTATTGCCAAGAGGGTAATGCACTACTGCCTCTTATATACCGAGTATAGTCGACTATACTCGTTCTTTAATATATTAACAACCCGGGTTATGTATTGTGTTTTAACATCAACCATCTCCCTGACCATAATATATAAAGCTTTCTTATTATATGTTTCTATATTTTCACAATTACTAAATATCTCTAATAGCGCGTATGCTGTTGGTATGTCACGTTTATATTTAATAATAGTATCAATGTTATCAGTACAATGTGATATAAATAAGTGGAAAAAGTCTTGCGTCTCTGTCCGGTTCTCATCACGTAATACTTCATTCACAACACTACGACGTGAATCTATCTCCAGTACCGGGGCTTTAGATTTCTTATTGTTGTAGTGCTTATAATTGTTCTGAATAAGGTAATTCTTTGCGACAATGCTAAAATAGGAAAAGGCTTTACCTTTATCTTGCGTATATTTCGGTAACTTCTCAAGTATAAATGCAATTACTTCATATTGCACATCTTGTGTCGGCGCGTTGAAATGGTAGAACTTATACCTATGTATTAAGCTCTCTGTCATTTTAAATAGCGGTCGATGTATAAATTCATTGAATACCCTATTACGTAGTGAGTGAGATGGCTCGATGTTATACGCGATTATAGCATCTTCCGTATCCTGGGTGAAATACAGCTTATTTTTACGAGGTCTACCTCGTCTCTTCTTAGTAACTTCTTTTAGAGCTGCCTCTGCTTCTGTCTTACGGCGCTGCTCAATAAGTTTATAGAATTCCTGTACTGGTGAGTTATTATTCATTGATGTCCTCCTTCTCCATATCAACAACTTGCTTAAGTTGATTAAACACAGCACCGACTTCATCATCTGATTGGAACGCTCCAGTACTATCAATCTCTAGCATTTGTATTTGCATGGCTTGTAGTGTCTCGTTAATACGAGATGATTCATTATACTGCTCCACAACACTATCTTCGAGTTCTTCTACCTTACGCATTAAGTTATAGATGATTGCAATGCAAGCTACTATACATAAACTTAACGCAATATATATTAAATTATACATCACCGAACAGATCCTTAAATAACTCAGTTGCAGATTCAGAAGAGTTTGTTACTGTTTTAGAACTAGTCTTACGTACCTTACGCTGCGCTGTCTTAACAACTACATTATCAGAATTCTTCCATTGCTCGTACTCTATCTGCGAAGCCATATGATCAGCATGATGAAGTATTATAGGTAAGTTATT